GTGCCGCAGGGTCCGCAGGGTCCGCAGGGTCCGCAAGGTCCGCAAGGTCCGCAATAGATTATGACTTTGATTGGTATGTTGTAGAGCATGAGTATTGCAAAAACAGAAAAGACAATCCGGGAGATAAACCAAATGAGAATGACAGAAAATATCTCAAGTATTCTGAACTGCTCATGCAGGCAAAAGAATATGGTGTTGGCTATCGTGTAGAATGGGAAGACACACTGTATTTAGCACCTACTCCACTGGTTAAAATTGATGAAGAAAATAGATTCCATTCAGAAACATCCCCTGCTATCAGATGGAAAGGTGGAAAAGAATTGTATTTTTGGCACGGAACAAATGTAAGCCAGAAAATAATCAAGTATCCTGAAAAGCTGACAAAAAAAGACTGGATGGATGAAACAAACATTGAAATAAGACGTTGTATTCAAGAAAAGCTAGGAGAAAGGTTTGTTAAACTCCTTAGAGGAAAAACAATCAATAAGGGAATACGAGGCGAGTTGATTGAAATAGACCTGAAAGACGACCCTGATAAAGTGGCTCACTACGTTAAAGTAAAGGATTCCTCAACAGAGAGAGAATACTACTTACGAACTCCACCAACAATCATAGATGCAGATGAAAGTGTGGCGTGGACGTTCGGATTTGAGAGTAAACAGTATAAACCAATTGTAGAAACATAAAGGAGATTTATATGCAATTTCGTCAAGGTGATGTTTTTATAACAACAATAGAAAAAATCCCGCAAGGGGTAAAGAAAGTATTGAATAACGTGATTCTTTATGGTGAGAGTTCAGGACACGCACATAGATTAGTTGGTGGAGATGTCTTGACCAAAGGTGATGCCATGTTTTTACGGGTAACGAAAAAGGGAACGATTGTCCATGATGAACATAAACCGATTAGTTTAAAAAAGGGATTGTATGGAGTAACACGCCAACGGGAGTATTTAAGTAAAGATATGACAAAAGTTGTTATAGACTAAGTATGAGACTAAAAAAGACTGATAAAATAGTATATGTATTAAAGAAGCTTATTCCCGGAGAACGGATTGGGCTTACTGGCTTTTATGCAGCAGTTCCTGATAAAGGATATAAGGGGCATCCGTTTACGATAAAGTATATGACGGGACGAAAAGATGAAAATAATGAATGGCATTATACATTGTTAGAGAAAAAGGTTCAGGATTGGAATAAGGCGGAGATATTTCGGAAACAGCCAAACATATGGGGAAGCGGATTTTTTACATTAGGGTATTTTAAAATGACGGAGGAGATATAAAAAAGAAAATAAAAGTTTTATCAGATAGTGGTTGGATAAAGAAAAAAAGTAAGTATTCAATTGGTGGAAAACCAATAAGAGAGTTTGAACGTATACGTTTTATAAGCACATCATATAAAGATTAGTTTAGTCTTACATAAGGATGATACATGAAAACTGAAAATAATATAGATATAAAAATAGACCCAATAGAGGTAGCCTTTTCAATTGTATTTATTTTAGTTGCAGTTAAAATCTTATTTTTTTGATATGAACCATAGTCACATACAAACACTATCAATTCTTTTTCTTACAGCAATAGCATATGCATATTTCATGCTTTGGGTAATGCCATGGATATTTGTATATGTGTTAGGTGGGAGGTGAAGGAACATGAAGGAAGCACGAATATTTAACTGGATTGCGCTTATTTGGACAGTCTTAGGAACAGTATATTTGATTACAGATCCGGCAACAGACATTTGGACACTTATCTATATAACGATATTGATCGTAGCACAGGTGACAGCGTTAAAACGATTGAAATAATGCCTATGACTGCTCATCTTGACTGAAGCGTTGGTGAGCAGTAATGGGGAGTATTTATAAAAAATTTTAGGAGGATTCGTTATGTTAAAGAAAAAATCTGAGTTAACTGAGGAAGTGCACAATGACGTGCAACAGAAGATGATTGTCAATGAAATTGAGTTTGATCAGCTTGTTGGACGAGTTGATGGGTATGCACATGGATCAAAAGAAAAGATTGAAGGACTTGCTGCAATAGAACGGTCAAAAAAAGCAAAGAAATATAATGAAGAGTTATTGTTGAAGCTAAAACGTAAAATCACTGCATATAAGGCAGAAGAATCAAAAGGAGATAAGTAATATGGATCATCGGGAAGTATCAGCAAAAGGCGGACGTGCAACCAAAAGAAAATATGGGAAAGCATATTTCTCTGAGCTTGGGAAGCGTGGTGGACAGGCAAATCTTACCATGTATGGAGTTGACTACTTTAAAAAATTGTCAGCAAAGGGTGTTGAGGCTCGGAAGAAAAAAGCGGACGCAAAAAAAAGTCTTGTACAACGGGTAGTTGAAAATATCTTGTCAGAATAAGACATTTTGCGTATTGACAAAGCAAGTGGTTGCTTGGTATAGTAAGACTATGAAAAGAGTCAGAATAGAAAAAATACCAATAGAGATTCTTGATAGTAAAGAGAGTGGTCTTTCTTTAGATAACAAGCTTATTCTCTTTGTCTCATTTCTTTTTGTTCTTTGTTGTGCATATCTTCTTCTTGTTGCATCAAAACAGAGTGTTCCTGCATCTGTTATTTCTCCTATTGCAGAAGAAGACATTGTACCGTCCCCTACGCCTGTTGTTTTATGTTGGACTGGTGTTGCATCGTATTATTCCCGTTCTGGGTGTATAGGATGCTCTGAAAATCTTATCATGGCAAATGGAGAGGCATTGGATGATGAAAAACTAACAATAGCTATGCCACCATCTGTTGTACGGGAACATAAATTGCTGAATAAGACAGTTACCATTAAAAATGTAAAAACGCACACAATAACAACAGCAAGGGTTACTGATACTGGTGGATTTGCGGTATACCACCGGATTGCAGACCTGTCCGTTGCAGTGAAACGATCCCTTCAGTGCAGCGACCTTTGTGAGGTTGAGATAACAGCAGACTAACTTCTCCCCGGTGTTGGGTTTGCCGGGGAGAAAACTGCTGAATAGAGAGTATGTCAGATTCTTTTTATCAATCATTATGCGATAAGGAGAAAAACATACAAACATATTTAGAAATACATCCGTATAAAATTGTACATAAGAAAGGGGTGAATCATATGCAAACGAGTCCTGTAATTGAACAGGAAATGACATTTCCACAAGCAATAGAACAGCTTATCGTTGGAAAAAGTGTCACTCGGAAAGAGTGGCAAGATGAAGCATTTTATGGGGTAGTAAAAGATGGACAGCTACAGCTTCATAAACCAGATGGAAAGTTTTATCAATGGATTATATCCGATGGCGACCTTATAGGAACTGATTGGATTTGTATAAAAATTGTTAGTTAAAGGAGAATAGTATGGCAAAAACAGGTGAAGAACTTGCACGTGATACAGCAAGGAAAATAGAAGAAGAGACAGGTATAGCAACAAGAAAAGGAGAACCACAGACAGTTGCACTGCGTCAACAGACGACAGGATTAGGTATCCGTGGACTTGAAGAAGAAGATCCGTCTATTCTTCCTATTCCATTTGTTCGTGTTGTACAGGGACAAAGTAAAGATATAAAGATGAAGAATGGCGAAGATTGTCCGGAAGGTCATTTTTTCTTTAATGATACACGGGAATCTGTAGAAGCGCTTACATTTTGTTTGCTCAAGAGTAAAGTGATTACCGTAAATTTTGAGCGTGATGGAAAGATTATTCCAACAGCACAACGAAAGATTTTAGGTATCACCATGGATACAAAACGTATCTTTATGCTTACAGTATCTATTTCATCATTTGGGAATTTTGGAAGATTGGTAGCAGAGATGAAAGCAAAGAAGATTACAGAAGCGTGGTCATATATGATTACGGCAACAACTGTAAAAACTGAGAATGATAAAGGAAAGTTTTACGCAGTGGAATTTGCGCTAGGTGAGAAATTGACAGCAGAGGATAACGAAGAGATGTCACTTGCCTTTGAGCAATTTAAAAACTATTTTGAGAAGAAAGAAGAAACGACAGATATGCCGTTCTAATTTCTTGATTTCTCCGGATTCTTATGAGTCCGGAGCATTGAGGAGATTAGTATGAATCAATATATAACAGAAGACCAGTTTAATGAGGTATCAATAGAAAAACAAGAACGATTTTATAAGGAAATTGGTATAGACCCTATACATTATACAGCGCCTGTTATTGGCCAGATGGTAGAGTTTTTGTATAAGTTTACAACAGTAACCATTGAATCTGAAGAACGGGAATCACCAAATTTTGGATGGACAATCAATGGATTATATAGTTCTGGTGACCTTGCTACTGCATTATGGCTATGTGTAAAAGATGTTTTGAAAACTATATAAAGGAGCTATAAGGAGAATATATGAAAGTAAGTCTTAATTTTGATAGTAATGACTTTTTAGATGTATATAACGCATATACATTTTTACAGAAGTTGAAAAATGAATGTGTCAAAAAACAAGAGGATGCAAAATTATATAAAAAACAAATTAGTTCTATTGGATTAGGACAACCATTACCAAAAGTAAAGGAGCTATAGTATGAAAAAAAGAACATTCAAACAAACACTAAAAACAGTAAAGAAAATGCAAGACTTTGTAGAAAATAATTGTCTTAATCCTACAGTAGAACAACGTTTATCTAAACTAGAAGATGCTCTTACTACTCACCTAGAGGAACATGAGAAACATACTATGAATACTATTCGTATAGTAGGTAAAGGAATAGAAAAGGCAGAACTTATAAATGTTGAGGTAAATCCAAACCAAGAATATTGTAATTGTAAAGTACCTACGTTAGAAGGGGATTTATATATACAAACGCACAAAAAACAATGTTGGAAATGTGGAAAACCCATAGAACCCAAGCAAGAGTATTGTAGATGTATCAATCCAAAAGGAATAAATGATAAAGGTGAATGTTTAGATTGTCATTTACCAAATATACAAATGAAACTCAAGCAAGAGTGTACGTATGATTGTAGAAAGACTACAACAAAACAACAAATGGTATGTTATCTGTGTGGCAAACCTCTTCCTACCAATACAAAGGAAGAACTACGGGAAAAGATATTACATATAATTTATGGATGTGTTCATTGGGCTGGTAGCGCAAAACAAACAGATGTGTTAGCTCAAAAAGCAACAGATAGCATACTAGCGTTACTTGATAAATAGAAAGGAATATATATGAGAGAAATAAAATTTAGAGCGTGGGATGAAAAAGAAAAGATGATAATTGAAAATGTTGGTGTATTAGATGGAGTTGCTATTAATAGAGCTGATAGAGTTTATGATACGCCCAATATTGAGATTGATAAATTTGGGGGGTATGTCTTAATGCAATTCACAGGACTCAAAGATAAAAACGGGAAAGAGATATACGACAAAGATTTAGTAAAGATTTGTTTCGTTGGTTATCCTGATGCTAAAGAAGAAAAATGGAAATATGAAGTTGAAGCTATTTATCAAGTAAATATAGGATTATTTGAAACAACAATGAATATGGTCAAGTTAATTAAACCAGAGATGCTTGTTGACCACATACATCTTGGAGTTAATGACTATTGGTGGGATGGAGAGATATTCAAAATATCAGATAAATATAGTAATGGTGAACGAATAAGGTCAGATGGTTTAATTGAAGTCATCGGTAATATTTGGCAAACACCAGAACTGTTAATAGTTTAGCGTTACTTATCCTGTAGAGGAGATATTATGAAAATAGAAAAAGTAAGAAAACAATTATTGAAAGACCCGAAGTTTGCGAAAGCATACTATTCATTTGATTTACCTTTAGAGATGGGTGAAGCGTTGATAGAATTGCGGGTAAAACTTGGTTTAACGCAACAACAACTAGCGGATAAATGTGGAATGAAACAAGAAGCAATAGCACGACTGGAAAGCACAAATTATAAACCATCAATTCGGACAATAAACAGAATTGCACAGGCAGTAAAAAAGACAGTTAGAATACAGTTTGTTTAGTCCTATAAAGGAGATATATGAGTTATATAACACAAGCACTACAAGAAGAATTAGACAGACCTGAATATAAAGATGATTCCATTAGAATTGCAGCAGTGGCATATGAACACAGTATCGTTCTTACGTTAAAACAGGCAGAAAAAGTTTGGCAAATATATAGTGATTCAATGGCGGCAGGTTGGATGTTGTTACCAAAAACTGATGAAGAATTGTGGGAAATTATTGGTTAGTCCTATAAAGGAGATAGAATTATGAAAATACAATTTGATAAAAGTGCAGCAAGTTTCATTCTTGATACGTTCAAAGATTCCTTTCCAAAAGTCTGTTTTATCTGTGGAAAAAAGGTAACGAAAAAGAATCTGGGTGGAGTCATGGCAAAGAGAGGTTTTATTCACGACAATATCGTTTGTTTAATACAGTCGTATTATAGAGAGCATAAGAAAGGATAACTATGATGAAAGTTACTATGTTTGATACAAAAAAATTAAAAGGATTGAAACCAAAAGAAAAGAAAATACCAGTAATAACTGACCAAGCAGAAAAGAAAAATGCTTTAGAGGAATTGATTAAAGCTAATCCTCACATGATGGATGCTTGGAATGGTGTTGAAAAATACAGAAAAGAACATAACGGAGAACTCCCACCAGTTACCCCACCCCAAGAAGCGGAAGAATGGGAGAAAGCGTTTGATGAACAATTCACTATGATAGATAAAAAGGGTAGAGAAGTGTGGACTAACCGTAACTTTTGCGACCCAAGAGGAATAAAAGAATTTATCGTTAATGAACGTCAAAAAATACTATTTAAGGTAAAAGATCTTGAAGGAGAAATGGTTAATGGCGTTGGTTGGAATAGAATGCACGAATTAGTATTAAATATCATTAAATACCTAAAGGAATCTATATGAATAAAAAATATCAAGAATGGGAAAAAGAGTTTGATGAATTAGACATTGAGTATTGGAGTGAAGATGCAGGGACTACTTATTCAGAGCCATTAGGATTATTGGAAGAACAAGAAAAAATAATCAAAGCCTTTATTCGTAAAACGCTCCAAGAGCAGAAGGAGAAGGTGGTAGAAGAATGCAAAAGAATAGTTAAAGCGAATATGCAATCAAAAGAAGAAGCAGAAGTGGCTCAGAAAATAGGATGCGATACAAACTGTGTGTTAGACGGGATATGTAATGTAATAGACAATACTTTTAAGGAGACCATATGAAATACTTTTGGTTTTTTGGAGCTGTGATTTTGTTAATACTTGCAGGTATTCTTGGCCGTTGGCAATTTGGAGTTGCAGGAAGTCTTTGGTTACAATTTGCTTTAGTTGAAAAATTAAAAGAGGAGGGTTTATGAGCGACACTATAGAGGATAAAATAAAAGCTAAACTAAATGAGATTTTTTACAGTTCAGATAGTGATTGCATAGATAATGAATACTTATCTGCCGAAGAAGATGCAAAATATATACTTTCTCTGTTTAAGGAAGCATTGGGAGAGATGGAAAGCGTTATGGATACAGGAGATGTATCAGTATATTCAATCGGAAGAAATAATTTGAGGAAAGAAGTATTAACCAAGATAGGAGGTGAATAGTATGAAAATTACAAAAGCGTTAGTGAAACGGTTTGAACAAGACCAAAAAGAACACAATACGGCTACGGCAATACATAATGTTTTATGGTTAGTTGCAGATGAAATGTTCAAGGACATAGGTGTTATTCATGTTCATACAACATATAAGAAAGGAAAATAATATGGATAATGTTCATGTACAAATAAATGGGAAATGGGTTCAAGCAAAACAAGAGCCATATCAGTTGTATGGAATTGAAAAGCTGTTATGTTTTTTAGGATTTCATGAATGGATACAGAGCAATAAGTACGCACACACAAAAGTATGTTTCCGATGTGGTAGACGAAATCAGAATAGAAAATTTGAGTATTAACCAAGATAGAGAAAGAGAGGGAATATGAAAACAGATAGTGCAGGAAATCCAATAGAGTCTTTTAATATCCATTGTGATTGCAATTCTACTGGTGGTTGTTATAAATGTAGACCAAAAACTCATACAAAAGTACAAATAATTACAGAAAACAATAAACAAGAAGAATTAGAAATTGAAAGAATAATAAATAAAGCAAATTATGGAAATATAATTTAGTTTAATTCTCAGAGATGAGAGGAAAGGATAGTATGAACGTAAGTATAAATAATGACGATACACAAGTAATTTTACGATTCACACCAGCAAAATATATATTGGTTTACCAAAAAGATTGTAGATTCAATAATACCGATAAAGTGTGGACATTGTGTCCGAGAATAGACCGTAGCGAAAAAGGCAAAGATGATGATATAGGAATAGAGATTTTATTTTTAACCGATAATGAAGCAGAAGATTTCAAAAAAGCAGGTTTTTCTTATACAGAATTATAGTTTAGTACCTTAACACATACTATATAGAGAGCTACGGGTGACAGAAAAGGCATTGTAGAAGGAATACCCTACGAAGCACGTGTAAAACGTAGGTGACGCTAGGCTTGCATAAGCGATTTTGCTGTAGAGTGACCACGCTTTAATAGAGAAACAACAACTTTCGTTGTCCGCCTCTATAAGAGAAATCTCTACCCCGTAGCTCCCTGTATAGTAGTGAAAGAATTTTAACAAGATGAAGTAGATGGGTGTGGGGATTAGGTTTCACTACTTTTAGTAGGAACGCCGATGAGAAGATACAGTATTTGCCAGAATTCTGTCTTACGATACTCCCGAACGCACCCATCTACCTTGTCTTGTTAGTACATTAAAAAGATACATAGAAGTCACGCCTCTACTGCGGTTTGGTTAAAAAAGGCTTCCGTAGGCCAGCTTGGTATACCAAATGATGAGGATTGGCGTCCTCTATGTATCTTTCTAGTGTATAATAAAGTAAAAACTGATGAGGAGGAATAAAGTATGGATTTTAATTTCACAAAATATAGAACTAGAAGAAAACTTATAGATTGCATTTCAGTTAATGCGAATAATCTAAATATAGGAAAGGTAGCCTATGAAAAATTAGGGTCTCCGTTGTATATAAACGTCTATTATAACACGGAAAAAGACGTAATAAAATTGGAAAAAGGAAATGAAGGTGATGGTCGTAGAGGAGCAATGACAGGTGCGAGTGTTGTTTTGGGTAGTAAAAATTTTTGTAAATATATGAAAATAGGCTTTTATAAACCAATTGGTGAAAATATCTTTGAGTTAGAAAAGTAATACCAACGGAGGATGAAGAATAATATATGACATTAAAGTTTAAGCCATCAAATTGGTATGGAAGGTATATAGTTGCTCCTATTGAGGATAGAACAAGAGACGGAATAACATTTGCTTCTAAGTTAGAAATGCGAAGATACATGGAATTGAAATTGCTCTTGAAATCCGGTGAGATACGAGATCTATCACTGCAACCTAAGTTTCTTCTTCAAGAAGGATTTACTAAAAACGGACGGAATTATCTCCCAATTTATTATGTCGGCGATTTTGAATATTATGATGTAAAATTGAAGAAAAAGATTGTAGAAGATGTCAAAGGTGTAGAAACAGAGATATTTAAGTTAAAAGAAAAAATGCTTGCATATAGGCACAATATCATTCTTCGGAAGGTAACAAAGCGAGAAATAGGTAGTTAGCTTCAAAAATAAGCCTCTATATTGACCTAGAACGTCCTTATATTTCTTTTTTGATGGATTGCTCATTGAAAAATGATATAGTCAAACATGGTATAATATAATAACCCATATTTGCTATGATCAAGACAGTCTATAAAGACTTCATTCAGCTAAACAGGCTACAGACAGATATAATGATATTTATAGACTATTGGGTAAAAGAACAAAAAACACCAGTTCCTCAAAAAGAAATCATTATAAACATGAAAAATAACGGCGTGAAAGACTTTACGACTGTTTGGGCGCTGAATGCCCTGATAAAGAAGGGATATATTCGGAGAGCATATACTATCAGTAACAAAACATTTTATGTACAACTTGGAAGGGTTTAATATGAGAAAACGAAAAACATTGAAGGTAAAAGTAAAACCGATAGAGCAGAAAGAAAAGCTTACTTTAAAACAAGAAGCTTTTTGTCAATTATATGTTATGGCAGATAAAGAGTTTTTTGGAAATGGCGTGGAATCATATATGGAAGCGTATGGAGATGAAGTGGATAAGAGCAAACCAAATTGGTATAAGTCTGCTCAAGCGTCTGCCAGTCGCTTGTTATCAAATGTTAAGGTTTGTAACCGGATAAACGAATTATTGACTTCTGGAGGATTGAATGACGAATTTGTAGATAAACAATTGTTATACATGATCACGCAACATGCAGATGGAAACCTAAAACTTGGTGCTGTACGTGAATACAACAAGCTAAAACAACGTATCGTTGATAAACAAGATCTTACGTCAAATGGAAAACCAATAGAATTGAAAGTGATCAGTTATAAAGACATAAAAAATGGATGAACATATAATTCCATATAATTTTATTGTACGGGAGTATCAGATTCCATTTCTCCGTGAGGTAGAAAAAGCTATCAGTGGTGAAAGTCAGGTACGATACTTCATGCAGATTTGGCACCGGCGTTCAGGAAAAGATAAGACCAATATCGCAGACATTGCACCTCGCAGATTGATCAAGGATCCATGTCTTGTGAAATATGTCTATCCAACTCTTGTCATGGGGCGTGAGAACCTATGGGATGGCATAGACGGACAAGGATTTAGATATCTGAATCATATTCCTGAGTTTATCCGTAACGGGAAGCCAAATGAGACAACAATGAAGGTGGATATATTCAATGGATCAATATTCCAAATTGGCGGATCAGACCATCCGGATAGCTTGAGAGGAGGAAATCCAAAGCTATTTATCTTCTCTGAGTGGGCGGAACAAGACCCATATGCATGGGATGTTGTTGAGCCAATCTTGCGTGAGAATGACGGGATAGCGATATTTAATACGACACCAAAGGGAAACAATCATGCACGGGCATTGTTTGAATATGCAAAGAATCATTCAAAATGGTATGTGCAGACGCTAGATGCCTCACAAACTGGCGTATGGACACCAAAACAGCTTGAGGAGATGAAGATAGATATCATAAAGCGGTGGGCTGCAAATGGACGAAGCGAGGCTGAGGCTATTTCTTATTTTGATCAAGAGTATATGTGTTCGTTTAATAGTCCGGTTATAGGATCATACTATGGAGACAATATAAGACGTGCAGAAGCGGAGCATCGGATCACCAAAGTTCCGTATGTTGAAGGATTGCCGGTATATACTGCATGGGACTTGGGTATAGATGACTCTATGACTATCTGGTTTTATCAGCTTGTTGCAGGTGAGATACACTTTATTGACTACTACGAGAACTCAGGAGAGGGACTACAACACTACGCTATGAAGCTTCAGGAGAAGAAGTATCTCTATGGAAAGCACTATGCGCCACATGATATTGCAGTCCGTGAACTTGGTACAGGAAAGAGTAGATTTGAAGTAGCACGATCTCTTGGTATTACGTTTGTGACAAATCCAGCGCTTGATATTGAGGATGGAATAAATATGTGTCGCACGATATTTAGCCGGTGTTGGTTTGATAGTGAGAAATGTGAACGTGGTATCAATGCGCTAAAGAACTACAAAAAGGATTGGGATGAGAAGAATAAGGTATTTAGGAATAAGCCGAAGCATGATTGGGCGTCTCATGGCGCTGATGCGTTTAGAATGTTTGGATTAGGGTTTAGGGAGAACATACAACAGTCAATGCCAACAGTATCCGGTGGTGTTGCACCGTACTTTCCTGGACTTCCCGGATAAAGACTTGCCTTCCAAGAGTTTCATATTCTATTCTATAAAGTATGGCAGACAATATTGGTATTCAAATAGATAATCCGGAATTAAAAATGCTCCGTGACAATAAAACTTCAGGATATAACTATCGTGAACGTAGGGATATAGATTTTCGTGAGAACTACGAATTGTGGCGTGATAAAGTGCAGATTAACAGATTAACACAGCGTCAATCTGTTCATATTCCTCTCATGAAGCAGACAATGAATACCATCATGAAGGATATTGACGACATGCCGGTTATTGAATTCCAGAATCTTGATAATGATAAACAGGCGGAGATATTTAAAAACGAATATTGGCAATACTTCCTTGAAGACAACAGGATGGAATTGCAGGATATTATAGATAAAAAGCAGGCAATTCTCTTTGGCCGTACATTTGATCAGATGCAGGTTGCTGATGGAAAGGTGAAAGATACCATTGTAGACCCACAGGATATCCTTGTATCCCGTTACACGAACCCACATGACATAAATACTTCACGTTTCCTTATCCATGTCCATATCTTTAAGTCATTGTCTGAAATGGAGCGAGACGAAACACTTGATCAAAAGGCGGTAGCTGAGATACGACAATGGGCGGGAACAGAAGCAGGACTCATTAAGTCAAAGACAAATGAAAAGATGCTTACTGAGAAGAATCAGATTATGTCAGACCTTGGTGTTGAAGATGTGTACTCCCCTATCTTAGGTGAAGTTATTGTTGAATGCTCACAGCATTTTGTCTGGAGAAAAGAAGATGGGGATGATGAAGAACAGATATACTTCTATGAAGAGTGTGAAGATATGAAGGTTCTGAAAAAAGCAAAGCTTGAATCTATTGTAGGAACGACAAAAGACCATTGGTTTAGATACCATTATCCATACAACACATGGGCTGCAGATATAGACAAAAAGGACTTTTGGAGTGATTCAGTTGTTGATCCAATAAGAACGCCAAACAAAGTGCTTGATGTCTGGTTTTCTCAGCTTGTTGAAAACAGAACATTACGGAACTATGGCATGAACTTCTATGATTCAACAATTGAAGGGTTTACTCCTCCATCTAACCAACAGCCAATTCCCGGAGGATGGTATCCGCTTCGTGGGAAGCCATCAGAGGTATATCAACATGTAGAGATACCTGAACTTTCAGAGTCTCTTGACGAAATGGCATTCATTATTCAAATGGCAGAAAAGGCAACTGGTGCTACCGCAACGGCTCAAGGTGTACAGACAGAGAGAAAAATTACCCTTGGAGAAGTAGAACTTGCGCTTGGTGAAGCTAAGGAACGGATCAAGGGGCTTTCTAAGTTCTATACTCAAGCATGGAAAGACCGAGGTGTCATGTTTGACAAGCTTATTGAAGCGGCAGGTGACAAGATTGATGCAGTACAGATTCATAAAAAAGGGAAGAATACAGATAAAATATACAATCGTTCTATTTCTCCAAAGGATTGGATGGCGAAGTCAGGATATCTTGTGAAAGTATGGAGTCAGGATGAGAAGAATGCACAGGATATGAAACGATTGGAAAAGATGAACGTTGCAAAGAGTATGATGCCTGATAATCCTATCGTAGATCAGGTAAATAAACGGAAGGTACTTGAATATGCAGACTATACGCCTGAAGAGATCAATAACGCTATAGAATACGAGAAAAAGAAACAGGAACAGATTATGATGTTGCAACAGCAACAAATGAATCCTCCCGCTAATGATACAATACTGCCTACTCAGCCAGTAACACAGCCAATTGTTCCGTCTGCTCCTCCACTTCCAGTACCGGTGAAGAAAAAGATGGAAGGAAAAAGAAAAGAAACAGTCAAAAAACTAAAATCAATACGGTCTAAGTTACAAGAATAAAATGAATGAAAATGAACAAAAAACAATCATACAAGAATTGGATTCGCTTATTGAAGAACTTTCTAAGGGCGATGAATCGCCTGATGAGGAAGTTCTGGAACTAATTGATGATATCGCAGAGAAGATAAACTCTGGAAAACGAAAGAAACAAGATAAAGTATCAAAAGACCTTGTTGAAAAACTTGATACACTTATCTCACTTACTCAATCAGAAAAAGACTCTTCAAGCGAGACATCTCAATCTATTATCAAAGCTATTGAAAAGATTAAGCTTGATATCCCCTATCCTGAAGTAAACGTGCCTGCGCCAGTTGTTACAGTGACTGTTCCAGAGATAAAAGTACCTCCAACAGTCGTTCCACCTATAGAAATACCAAAGGTTGATGTACATATGCCTGATGAGATGCAAATCAAGAAGCCGTTATGGTTTCCTAAGATTGAACCATTAAAGCCAATTGTTGATGCGATAACTGAGATAAAGAATAAGATAGTAAACTTCCATTTGCCAACTTCACCAAGTGATGCAGTCTCTGTTCGTCTTACGGATGGTGAGAAGTTCTATAAAGCCATTGGAGGAATGGTATCTTCTATCGGTTCAACTTTCCGTTTAAAATTGCTAGTGGTGCAACACAGGCAGCATTGGTTGATGATGATGGCCATATGCAGGTAGATTTGGTCTCATCTGCACTTTCAGCTAATGACGGTAAGTTTAGAAATATAATTGACGGATTGTTATATAGCTATAAAACTATTGATGGAAAACCTCGGTATTCTTCTATGCCATATCTCTTTGATATAGCTGAAGGAAATGTTACTGGTCATACTCCATTTACAAAGCTTGGCTATAATGGTGATGTTGGAGCAACAGAAGAGGATATTATCACGCAGGGTGGTACATATTACTGGATTCCAACAGCGACAGCACTGGAAGTGTTATCCACTGGAGCGGGAGCAGCAAATGATACATTAACAGGTACAGGCGTACAGAAAGTAAAGATAACCTACCTTGATAGTGACTACTCTCAACAAACACAAACACTTGATATGGCTGGTGGTACGCCAGTCCCGCTTACAGATACAACAATACTACGAGTAAATTCTATACGAGCTGTCCAAGTAGGAACAGGTGGTGTTGCGGCGGGTGATATTATTTGTAGGACTGTGGTAGGAACAAATACTGTTCGTCAAATATCAGCAGGATATACCAGAGGCAGAGGACTAACATACACTGTTCCACTTGGAAAAACACTCTATATTACTTCTGTTGCTGTATCTTCTGGATATACAACCGCTGGAAAAGTGGTACGATGGACTGGGAGAGCACAGGTTGATGATACAGACCCAACAACAAAGATAGCATTCTTTCAGCCATTCTTTGAAATTATTACACAAGATGCATCGTTTCATAGATGTTTTGAAATACCAGTAAAGATACCTGCAACTGCTGATTTGAAAATGAGTGCAGTAAGCAACGGTGCGGGATCATTTTGTGATTGTTCTCTTCGTGGATGGTTAGAATAACTTGGTGATGTGTAGTATAATATACATATGAGCAAATTAGATGATCTTCTTGAAAAATATAATCTAAAATATAGTGATCTTACGCTTGCAGAACGAGATACTGCACATAAGATGCTTGCTGATCTTCAAGAAAAACAATTGACTGTTGAAAAGATAAAAGAATATATTGCAGCAATGCGTGATAGCGTAGAAGTTGAATTAACAAATACGGATAATGGATCAAAGCAGGACTTGTTTTTGAAAGCACGATTGCGGAATTATATGCTTCTTGAATCATTCCTTATCTCACCAGAACGTGCAAAAAGAGCATTGGAACGGTCTATATCAAATCTATCAAAATAATTATATGGCAAAAGCAAAAAAACTAACGTCTCAAAAAGCATTAAAGATACTACAAGATGGAACTGTTCATGGTCACAAATTAACAGAGAGACAGATGAAGTTTTTTGGTGCTATTGCAGGAGGTGATAAACCTCGCAAATCTTCAAAAGGTAAAAAGCGTTGACATGCGCTAGTTTTTGTGGATAGAATGTGTATATATGAATCCAGAAGCACAAAAAGTGTTAGATGCAATCCTTCATAAAGAACTTCATGAATTAACTGATCCTGATAAGCGCTTTCTTCATGCTCGTTGGAGCTATCTTACAGAAGAACAACAGGATAAATATAAAGATGCGTGGTTTATAACTACAACAAAAGAAGTAGTAAATCCATTGGCAAAGTATACATATATAGAATTAAAACAAATGTGTAAAAGTCTTGGTATTTCAGCTCCTCCCGGATTAAAACGTCCGGAACTTGAACAGTTGATTATCAATGATAAATCATATTTGCAATAATTATATTAACCAAACCCTTATTTGAAAGGACGGCTATGACAAAAAATCATGTAAAACCTGAAAAGGAAGAATTAGAAGCAAATGCATTAAAAGCACTTGAGGAAGCAGAGGCATTGAAAGAGAAGGAAGAAGAGCACAAAGAGGAAGAGCCAAAAAAAGAAGACGAACAGGAAAAACAAGAGGAAGAACATAAGGAAGAAGAGCACAAAGAGGAAGATAAAAAACCCGCAGACAAAGAGGAAGATGATAAGTATAGAAAAAAGTTCATTGCATCCTCAAAAGAGGCAATCATCTTAGACTCCGCAAATAAGAAAATCACCAGTGCCATAGAACAAGCAAATGAGATTGCTGATCCAACAGATGAGGAAATGAAAGCAAAGCATGCGGACTATGATGACATGACTCCTACAGAACAACGGCTTGCAAAGGCAAATTACAAAATGGAGAAGAAATTTGACCTTATCTTCAAAGGATCACAGGAAGGGAAAGAAATGAAGGAATGGAGCAAAAAAGTGGATGACTATATCACTGATCCTAAAACGCTTGCCGATATTCCTGAACTTGAAGGAAAAGAAGATGAGTTTAAGATATTTGCATTGAAAGAAACACGCCGTGGTATTCCATTTGAGGATCTTACAAAGGCGTTTCTCTTTGATGCAACAAAAGCAACTCCATCTCACAAAGGAGAAAAGATGTTTGATGTAGGTGGAGGTGGCGAGAAGCTAAAAGAGAAGCCAAAATCAGATAAGATAACACAAGAGCAAGCAAAATTGCTCCGTGAATCTGATTATCCAAAATACAAGGAATACTTGTTAGCAGGGAAAATTGAAGAAATTGAATTGTAATAGAGGCTCTCCTCTTGACATGCAATAGTTTGTTTCTATATCGTTGTATATAGTATCTTCCAAACTCCTTTCTAGGGAACGGTAAAAGATCCAGTAGAAACAATGTATTGTCAGTATAGAAAGGGGTCATATTATGGCTTCAGCGTATTCAACAAAAGTTGCAGAAGGTTTTTCGCAACGCCTTTTAAAAGAGGTATATGAAAAAAACCTCGCCGATTATATCGTAAACCGAGATTATGAAGGCGAAATCAATGGTGTTGGTTCAAAACTAAACATTTTGAATTTTGCACGTATTTCAGAAAAGACATATGCAAATGCAGCGATGTCAGCCGACTCACTGTATGAAAACAATGCCGTTCTTACAATAGATCAATTAAAATCCTTCTATTGGAAAGAAAAGACATATGCACGATGGCTTTCCTACATTAAAAATCCACATGCAACTATCGTTGCTCAGAAAGCAGATGAGCGCGCAAAGAACATGGATGAATATATCCTTGGATTCTATGGTGATGTTGCATCAGGAAATAGAGTCGGAACAGATTATACAACCGGTACAGTGACCGTTACCGCAACGACAGGTGCTGTTGTTGGTTCAGGTACGACATTCACTGCAGCTATGGTTGGTCGTGGATTTAAAGCAGATGGACACACAAAATGGTATCGGGTAAAGACATACACAAGTGCAACAGAGATTGTCATTGAAGATGATTCTGATGACAACACGTCTGCATACACTGGTGGAGCAATTGCAGGTGGATCAACATATACCATTGAAGCTGCAACGCCAGTCGCAATTACCACAAGCACGCTTTTGCAATATATCGCTGCTTTGAAATTGAAATTGGATAGCGCAGAACGATATGGTTTGTCAGCAGTTCCTGAATCCGATCGTTGGTTAGTCGTTCCGCCAGAATTTGAAGATTTAGTAGTTCGGGCATCCGGAGTTGCACTCCACGTTCCTGAAGCCTACACAGATTTAGTGCAAAAAGGCTTTATCGGAATGTTGCTTGGATTCAAGATTTTCAAGACCAATAGATTGACAGGAGATAATACGGATGGATGGAGAATTCTTGCAGGTCACAAAAATTGGATGACATTTGCAGAAAAACTCTTGGAAGCAGGAATGGAAGAAGATTTGACCGGTGACTTCGGATCTGCATATAAAGATCTGTTTGTCTACGGAGCAAAAGTGACGGATGCACGCCGACACTTTGCAGCAGAGTTGTACGCAACATTTACACTCTAAAGTTGAAGTAAACGTATAAAAGGTCTATGGGGAAGCCTAAAAAACTTCCCCATAGATAAAAAAATAAAATTATGGCTACTTTTGAACTGAAATCACAATTACCAAAATCAACACAAGATGAATTAGATCGTGTTGAAGCAATCTCAAGTGCAGTGAGGTCAACAAAAGAAGCAGCATTTTTGACATCTCTTACTCCGTACAGAACAAATGTTGTCCAACGATATGATACAGATGGATCAACAATACTGGAAGCAGAAGGAAATACGCTTCCTACGGGATACGAGGGGTTCAAACAGGGAGCAATCTTCAGAGATCTTGATAAGACAGGAATGAATATCTATATCAATACAGGCGATGAAGACGCTGCGGTATGGTCATTATTAGGTGGAGAGGTTGTTTCATCTTCCCCATCTCTAAGCCCATCAGTATCTGCATCACTCAGCCCATCTGTAAGTGCATCTCGTTCAGCAAGCTTGTCAGCATCATTGAGTGCATCACTCAGCCCATCGGCTTCAACAAGCCCATCAGTATCGGTAAGCTTGAGCCCGAGTGCATCGCAGAGCCCATCAGTATCGGTAAGCTTGAGCCCGAGTGCATCGCAGAGCCCATCAGTATCGGTAAGCTTGAGCCCGTCATTATCAGGAAGTGTCTCAGCATCAGTATCTGTGTCAGTATCAACGAGTGCATCACCAAGCTTGAGCCCAAGTG